ATAATATCACCATTTGGCATAGCCATTTTAGGAGACCGTATAGTAAAAAGAAACTCACTAATAACTCCAGGAAAATGATCTTGGATCAAAACCCAGGGGAAGTTACTAGCTTCTGAGAGGTCAACGGTACAAAATCTCCACGTACGTTCCGTACTGTGGTAAGTACCTAGACTCCCAAAACGAGCCAGTTCCCGGTTACGAGACTGTTGTGCGACTAGGTCGCAACCATAAGATTCACGCAAAACTTGCGCTAAATATGAATGCACAGCGAGCTGTAGCACCATATTTCCAGACGGTTGCGAGCAGATACCTCTATCTATTTCATAAGATTTTGGAACTGTTTTAAATGAAGCACACGCATTAACGTTATCATCTTTCCCATATATAGACTTCCGAACTGCTTCGGCAGCACACACGGTAGGATGTAAGAAAGTACACGTCCTGTACAATCTTTGTACGTACGGACTAGAGAAGGACATAGGGCCTTCAGCCATACGCGAGAATGAACCCGGGTCAGTTGTAACTCCACTGGAGCTACCTGGGCCAGAGCACATCCGTGCTGCGACTTCTGACAGAGTCAGAGGCCGATTGGATAATTCCAAGGCCCTTTCCAAATCCAATATGACCTCACCTCGTACCAACTGCACAAACGCAGGTAATGCGAAGCGATCATATTGAAGGTTAAAAGCCTTGCAGCGGGCATTGCTCTCAATAAAGAGATCAACGCATCGCTGAGCTCTCAGAACGGCGGAAGTAGTATTGCTAATACTCTCGCCAATAAATCGTTTTCTGAGACCTGGTACCAGATTACGTATAGCGCGTAGCCTACCAATATTAATATTGGATAAGCAAGACGTTCTATCCACATCTGGATGAGCCATCGAGTCCGACAGAACTTCGTCGGATCCGGCTCCAGAGGAAAACTCCTCTGCAGTAGCTTGTGAATATATCTCAAGGTCACGGTTAATCTCCGTTAATAAAACATCGAAAAGAGCGACAGTTTGTTTACGCATATTGAATCTCCGAGTAGGTAGAATTCTGGACAAAGTATGTGGGATATCCCACAAGGAGGCAAATAGTTATAAAACACCATTTACCAGCTCATCAGTCATTCCAGATGAATTCGTATTAAGGAATCCAACTAAAAACGAGACGCCACCTTTTAAATTAGGTTGGTCAAAAGTCTCGGTTCCTGCATACACTTTGTTTGTCAACCGGTGTTCATTAACCCACCACTGATTTGTTGTAATCTGCGCTGCTTTGCGCACGAGAACGACATGTTCATTGAAGGGAACTCTAGTGAATTGGCCGGTAACTCCGTTCAACACCGCTAACACCAACGTCTTAAAGAAAAGTGGACGTCGGATAGTGACAGTGAACGGTGCGTTAACAGAATGCACCACTACGCCAGTTTGAGTACCTGTGACTGCTG